AGACAAGAAAGACTGCATGCTGCTGGACTATGGCGAGAACATGGATCGACACGGCTGCATAGACACCGCCCGTCCATCGATCCCAAGCAAAGAAGACAAAGAGAAAGAGCAGCAAACTAAGATCTGGATATGCGACTCATGCGTGGCGGTCAACGACATAGATCGTGACACATGCATTGAGTGCGGTGCTTTGAAGCCAGCACCCGTTGAGCAGCCTAAGCTGTTTGAAGAAGAAGAGAAGGATGCTGCCGCCACTAGGCAGGCGGCTCAAGGTTCTGTGTTATCAGATGAACTCGAAGACCCAGTAGAGAAACACGAGCGCATCAAGAACATCGAGTACGTTTCAGCTGAATCAAAGACATCAAAGAACGGTAATGAGTATCTCAATGTCATGTTCTCAAGTCCCGGCGATTACTGGCCACAGAACATGCCGTTAATGATAGGCATGAGAGGCAAGGCAGGCTTGATGGCACAGAAGAAATGGCGGTCACTGACCAACAACCATTGGTGCCCCAGCACTATTGAGCAGGCTTTGGTTGAAGTCAACCAAAACGGCGCCATGCAACACATCAAACAAATCACTGTAAGAAAAGAGGGTAAGTACTGGAATGTCGTTAGCGTCCATTTTTGATCGGATCGATGAGCAACTAGCGGAGAAAGACAACCGCTTTCGTGGGCACCTAGGCTTCAGCGGGATAGGTTATGACGATGAATACAAGCAGTGGATGGGCTTTCACTGGTGCTTACCGGCAAGCTTCAGCGGCAGGATGCTGCGCTTGTTTGACCTAGGCAACCGCATCGAGGATCAGGTGGTTGAGAACATACGCGATACCGACGTGATATCTATCGCCTCGCATGACAAGGACGGCAACCAGTTTCGTGCATCCTTCTTTGGCGGTCACTTCGCAGGCTCTTGTGACGGCCTCCTTAAAGGCGTATTTCCACCCCCTAGTGAAGAGGTGATCCTACTGTTGGAAGTCAAGAGCGCTAACGACAAGCGGTTCAAAGAGCTCGTGAAGCTTGAAAGCTATGAGGAATGGAGCGAAACCTATCGATGGCAGATTCATGCTTACATGGGCGCGCTTGGCCTAGAGATGTGTATGGTTGTTGTGGTCAACAAGAACACTAACGAGGTGTACGAAGAGATCATCGATTACAACCCAGACATGTGGGATAAAGCTCAAGCTAGGGCTTGGCGCATCATCACCAGTGACGCCCCCGACAAGAGCACGCGCATGTCTGAGAAAGACTGGCGCATGAAGAATGAGTCGGAGTTGTATCGCAATATCTACTTTGGTCGCCGCTTGCCGGAATCGGTCAACTGCAGGAACTGCAAGAGCGTGAAGCCACTGACTGAATCAAACGGCGCCGTGTGGTTCTGCAAGCGCAAACAGAAATCCCTGACGCTTGATGAGCAGCGAGAGGGCTGCAATGACCACTTGTGGATACCAGAGCTTGTGAACGCCAACCATCTGCCGGGCAAGAGCACAGAGGATTCTGTGGCCTATCAGGTTGGGATCATGGAGTTCTACAACTCAACATCTGAGGTGATGGGTGAGTATCACTACAGCAGCACAGAGATGCGTGAGTTATCTAAGGCAGACTTTGAGGCGGGCTTGATGATGACCGGCGAAAGCGTGAGGCGTGAGTTCCCTGGCAGCTACCTTGAGAACGTTGATGAACGCAAGATGCCGTTCTAGGCCCACTCTCGTGGGTCTTTGATGATCAGTATCTTGAGGCCAGGGTAGAGGGCTTCGACAAGCTTCTTCTTGAGGGTGAACACTTGGGTGATGATGCCCTTGGTGTCCTCTACCACTACCTCGCCATCGCGCTTGTAACGAAAGTCCGCAACGTATGAGCAGATCTTTTTGTCTTCACCTTCAACGGTGATCACGCATGGGAAGTCTACCTGCACCTCAAGGTCAGTGATCTCACCAGCTTCTTCATGACGCTTGAGTATCTTGTACCGGGCTGCTTCGAGCTTGGAGTCAAACACGATCCCATCGTATTCAACTTTCTTTGCAAAGTACTTGTTCTTCTTCGGGGCCCGCTTCGGGATCAAATCAACTACCACCCATCAGTTTTTCTTCTTCCTGCTGGCGCAGGAACTGTGATGCACGATTAAACAAGGATGGTATCTGAGGTGCAACAGGCGGTGTAGGCGCTGCGCTAGGCTGTGTAGGCGCTGTTTGAGGCGCAGGCTGTGGTGATGGTGCAGGTTGCACAGCAGCATCTTGTGCGGCTTGTGCTTCGGCCCTAGCTTCTGGCCTGAACAGTTTACCTTGAAAGCTTTGCCTAACTTCAGACATAGCGCCAAAATCGAATGGGTTCGACAGTTTGTCTTCGTTACTTTGCATAGCAAAAGATATTGTTTCTGCACTTGGAAAGAATGCGTTGAACCTACCGCTCAAAAGAAAATTAATTTGCGGCACCTTGGCTCTCTTCAGTGGTCTAACAATTTCAGCTGTAGAAAGGCCAAGCGTTTTCGCGTCCTCAATCGCCATGTTCAAATCGCGCAGCGCCTTGAAGCGTTGCTCATTTGCTGTGATGTAAGCCTTCGTAAGATCTTCTGCGTTTGCTTTTCCGCTAGTTTTAGCTATCTGATTAAAAATACCAGCAGCATCTCTAACTTGTCTTCCAGCTTCATAGCCACGATACATCAACGTAGTTCCAACTCTGGGCTTTATTGATTTTAATCCAGTCAATGCCTCAACAAATTCACCTGCAGGGTCAATCCGAATGCCTGATCTCTTCACTACATCTTCTTGATCAATGGCACCTGCAGCCAAACCAAGAGCTTTTGGAAAATCTTTAGCAGTTGCGGTAAGGCCAAGAGGTGCATCTGATGTAACTGTAGCTTTCAGTTCAAACGGCAGAGCACCAGGCGATAAGCCTTCAGCGACATGAGCTAACTGCTTGCCCACTTTAACGTCAAACGGATCGTTTTCATTGTAAACAGGACTGCCAAACCGAGTTCTATTTCTTGTAAGGTCTAAGATCTTTTCAGTGAGTATTGACTCGCTTAAAAATGGAGAGAAAAACTCTCTTGCGCTTTCACTAGCTGCATCTAAAGCAATTTGATTGAGCTCTTTTTCTGATGTTATGCCATTGTTAACTGCGTTCATGATGGCCCTGCCAGAACGAGTTAAGTAGTCGTATGGATTCGTATAAGAGAAGTTATATAAATCTGTGATGTTTCCATCTTTGTCTGTCGCAAGAGGGATAAGCATTGCGTTGCGCTCCCAATCTTGCGCAAATGAACGTTTGTAAGCGTTTACTTGTTCCATATCACTTCCAGTTAAGGCAAGACCACCTGCTAACAGCCCACCATACAGCCCGCCGTCAACAGTCAGAGAGCCAAGTAATCTACGCATCCCGATTGATCTGATTGCAGAGGACTCGTTGCCAAGTTCCTTCATTGCTCTTCCGTATACAGACCCACTGGTTCTAATAATCTCAGCTGGGAAAGCGATGAAGTTACCAACTGGCAACCTTCTTAGAGCTTGAATCGCTTCAGGGACGCGAGCGTAGTTAGGAACCGTGTCTTTTACGATAGACGCAGCCTCTCGTTTCAAAAACTTTTGAAGATCATCACCTGTTAAATCGGCAACAGACTTGTTGCTTCTTCTCAACATCAACAGGTTTTCAACATCTGTTACGGGTATGTTCCTGGCACCTTTTTTGAAGGCGTCCATGAGCCTACCAAGCTCCATCTCGTAGCTATAAATCTTCCAGATATCGTCTGATCCTTGGTAAAGCTTGCCTGCAAAAGTGTTTTGTATGTTTGCAAGCTTTTCGACTAACCCTCTGTTAAAGACTCCTTGCTTTGCACTAAGCGCATCCTTGAATAGGTTTTCAAACTCACCAATCTTTGCGTTAGTGTTAACAATCCCAAGTTCTATCAGATCATCATAGTAAGCGTCGATGTCTCCTTTCTTGATGTTGACCTTGTCATTAACTCGGTCAACAACTTTTCCTGATCTTTCAATCTTCTTAGCCAAGTCATCAGACGCGCTACCTGCAGGCAGATCAACAAGACGTTGGCCTATCTGGCTAAATACCGTTTGAGCGGAGTCAACTAAATTTTCTGCATTGCCAAAATTTCCATTCTTCAAAGCAAAGAAGGATGCCGTGGTGGCGTTCCTTATCTGAGTGATCGGACTTAGCACCGTTTTTGCTATCTGAGAAAAGCCTTTGGCCGCCAAGAATGTAGCCCAAAGCTTGTTAGTGTCTGCGCTTAAAAACTGTGTAGGGACATCTTCTATGGCGCGAAGATAGTCTTCTTTAACAAACTTACCAGCTAACGCTCCGTACTTAGCTATAGCTTCCTCAGTTACTTCTGCGTTAAACAAAGCGCCTTCCATGCCAACTCTTTTGTATTGAAGTTGCTCTTCAACAGACAAGTTTGAAGGTATCTCATCAAAGATGAACCTGCCCTGAGGTGGCAATGTTTTATTGTATGCGTTCAGGTTTTCAAAGTACTTTGATTTTGTGATGGTCTTTGTCATCCCATCAATTGTTTCTACAGCCCTTGCTCTAAGACCAAGTCTTTGTTCTTCTACTGAACGTTTCCTGATAACTTCTGTGCCAAACGTTCCATCTGCTCTTTTGACTCTACCAAGCACATCAGCGGCACCAGAATACTCACCTAAAAAGTCTCGCACAGCGGGCAAGCTATCAAGTTGCCTGCCTTTTAATATTTTTCTGTTAATCGCTTTCAAGGTGTCTTCTGAAAACTGATCTTTAGGAGTCATCTTGGCGTTGTTGAAAGAGACTTTGTTTCGTAATTGAAGCAAAGCTCCTTGAGCCTCCCTGTCGGACATGACTTCGCCTGGATTTTGAGCGTTGTAGATGTTCTTTATCTCGTCAAGTGCTGCGTTCTCTTGAGCAATAGTTGGCTTGTATTCAGAGTTATCCTTGAGGGTTCTATACATTCTGGTTGCAT